AACTGTGAACACAAAATCTTCAACTAAACAAGGTAAGGCTTTAACAGTACCATCATACATAAAAAACCCGCCTTCATTAGACATCCAATATATAGCGCCATTGACATAAGAAGCTGCATGTTGTCCTATACATCCACAGTTTGTGCCAACTTGTCTAACACTAAAAGTAAAAGGCGGACCAACAAATTGAATTACATAGGCAGCGTTATCCGTTAAAACAAAAACATAATCTTTACCTTGCAAAGCTGCCCTAATTTCATTACCGGTATCTAATCTAAATGTACCTGCAGTATTGGTAGCAGTAGGTAGATAAGTATTTAAATCTTCTTGATTAGAAAATCTTACAAACATAGGGTCTTGTGTTGTTGTATCTCCAATAGTTGTTTCAGTTCCAAAATGAAATAGGTGTCTATCTCTATCTGAAACTAATGTAAATCTGCTGGCTGTAGGATTACCTGTTGTTACAAAACCCGATGTAGACAAAGAGGCTCTTATACCTCTTGCTCCGGATGCTCCAGCATTCCACGTAAAAGTTTTACCATTAAATATAGTTGCAACTAATACTTGACCAAAATTATCAAGACTCCAATTTCCTGGATCTAAAGTCACGTCGCTAATAGTTCTTTCCGTGCCCCAAGTAGAGTCCCCCCATATATAAGTTCCCCAACCATAACCACTTGTTTGAGTTGTTGGTCCTATTTCAATATAAGGATTAACAGTGGCAGCTCCCACTGCAGTCATGCCTGTTCCTCCTTCATTTCTTACAGCTTGAACAGTAAATTTATCTACCGTTGCGACAGTTAAAATTTCATAAGCTACTTCTAATTCTGCAGCCGTAAAGTCTGATGCACCTGTAACTGTTACACCTGATAAAGTTACATATCTGCCCACAGCTAAACCATGAGATCCTTTATTAACAGTTAATACATTTGAACCATTTACTGTTGTTAATGTGCATCCAGTAATTGCTGTATCTAGTGGAGTAATATCAAAAAAATCATTACCATAATATAAAAATAAACCTTGAGAAGTACCAACAGCAGCGTAACGTTCGCCTGCCAATGAAGTCCAAGTTAATTGCGCTCTCGCCGCGCCTGGTAATGTTTTGGATGCAGCGGTCAATTGTTCCCAGCCACCTATTTTTTCAGGGGCCGTGTATCTAAAACGTACAAAATCACCATCTACCCACTGTCCAGGAAGAGCGGAAGGCACGCTTTGTTTATTAAAACCAGGTGCAAAATCTACTTTTTTTAGAGCCATAATTGTGTTATATATTAGTTTTATAGAGAATGAAAGTAGCATAATTATGAATCATTTAGAAGCAATTATGGAGTTAAAAAATATAATAAACCCTAAATTTATTGAAAAGATAATTCCGTTAATTGATGAAAAAGCAAAGGAAAAATTAACAGTTGGAAAAGGTATACATAATCAACGTGTTCAGGAAGATATAAGAAATGTAAAAGGTTATTTTTTAAATTTAGACAACCCTACTAATATTTTTTACTGGAATTTTGTAAAAACTGAAATAGAAAAATTTTTCATTAATTACAAATCTAAATTTCCTTTTATGGGGAGTAATAAAATAAATCAAATAAATTTATTAAAATATGAGATAGGTGGTAAATATAGCTCACATGTGGACGCTAATACCTCAAGAACATTAAGTATTATAATGAATTTAAATGATGAATATGAAGGAGGAGATTTAGTATTTAGGGATCAAAAAGAAAATGAAATTAAAAGATATACTTTAGGTAAAGGTTCAATTGTATTTTTTCCTAGTAATTTTTTATATCCTCACAGTATAGAATCAATAACAAAAGGAACTAGATATAGTATAGTCTCATGGCTGCAGTAGAATATAAAGTAATAAAAAACTTTTTTACAAAAGAAGAATTATCGATATTAGATAAATATTGTCATAATAAAATGGATCAAAATAATGATTATTATTATTTAGATCATCAAACTTCTTCTCCGTCATGGTATAACGATCCTTTAATGACTGCTATGCTAGATTTAAAACTTTCTATTGTAGAACAACACTCTAATTTAAAATTGTTTCCAACTTTTGGTTATTGGAGATATTATGTTTTTGGCGCAATGTTAAAAACTCATACAGATAGATTTGCTTGTGAAATAGCTGTTTCAGCATGTATGAAAAAATATGACAATTGGCCTTTAATTATAGAAGGAGAGGAAATAGAATTAGAAGAAGGAGATGCTCTTTTATACGCAGGGTGTGAACAGATACATAAAAGACCCGGTATGTATAAAGGAGATGGAATTGCGCAAATGTTTTTGTTTTACGTAAACAAAAATGGTCCTTATAGGGACCATGCTTATGATCAAATACATAGAGAAACATTTTAAATATATGAAAGAAAAACTAGTAAATATAGATAATTTTATAGCAACATATGACAACTTTATTATGCCTGATGATTGTCAGAAAGCTATAGATTTTTATGAAAGAAGAGTAAAATTTAATGAAACAATTAATAGAACTGTTTTTGAAAAAGCAGGGACGTTAACAAAACAAGATCAACAATTTTTTGCAAATGAAAATAATATAGATTTATGGTGGGAAGAATTAAAACCTATGATGGCAAACTTTGATTTAGCTTTTCAAAATTATCTAACACAAACAGGTGCTAAAGAAGCTTATGGTGTAGATAAATTTTTTTATACTTGTTTAAAACTTCAAAAAACTTTACGTACTGAAGGCTATCATACATGGCACATAGAACACGGTAAAGGATATGATAATGAACCTAGAGCTTTTGTTTTTTCTATTTATTTAAACGATGTAGAAGAAGGTGGCGAAACAGAATTTTTACATTTTTCAAAAAGAGTTCAACCAAAAACAGGTAGAATAGTTATATGGCCTGCTGGTTTTCCATATGTGCACAGAGGTAATCCACCTTTATCAGGAAATGGCAAATATATTTTAACTTCATGGATGATGTTAAGGTGATTAAAATTATTGATAATTTTTTTAATATAGATCTTTTTAAAAAGATACAACATCATATATCTCATAATATATTTTTTACTCCTCAATACTTTGAAAATAAAGAACATACTACACAAAATTATTATGGAAGTAGATTTTTATTAGCCGAGGATAAAAAATTACTTAATACTTTTATTAAACAAAGTGAGAATAAATTTAAAATAAAAATAAAAGAAGTTAATCCATATTGTGGTATTGATTTAAGAAATACAGATAGGTTTAGACCACATGTTGACCCTGCTAAAATGAATATATTAATAATGTTAAAAGGTCCTACGGCAGTCACAAATGGAACAGTTTTTTACACAGAAGGAGAGTTAGATATTCATATAGGATTTAGAGAAAATAGAGCAGTAATGTTTCCATCAAATAAATATCACTCAGCTCATATTACAAATGAACCTAGTTTAAAAAGATATACTTCTACTTTATTTATAATGGATTATGAAGAATAAGAAGTAGGTCTTGGACCTAATCTTGTAATTTTTTCAGATTCGCTTTCGGTATTAGTTATATTACCCTCAGCGTCATAAGTATTGCCATCATTATTATCCCAATCAGATTGTAATTGAGTTAAATGAGCTGAATCCCATTTATCGATAAAAGTTTGAAAATCACCTAAGTTAGCATCAGCATATGTGCAGTGTGGAGTGGTATCTCTATGTTCTACTTCATCTGTAGAAACAGATGTCCCATATTGAATTGCCCAGATATTAGAAAACTTTGATTGACTCCAAAAAGAATCATCATCAATCACATAACCTGTTCCTTTTTCAGCACCATTATTTTTAATAATACTTTTGTCTTCAAAGATTACTGTCCAATTTGCGTTAGTTGCCATGTTTTCTCCTAAGTTTTTATAATATAAATAATTGTTAAATAAGGTTGTAATACAGATGGGTTTGCTGTGTCACCTGAAAAAGTTGCACTCATGTTGTGAGAGTGACCTGATCCTGAACCAGTAGAACCAGTATTACCTGGTCCACCACCTGGAAGATAAGAGGGTCCAGAGAATTGTGAAGTTCTACCTGGGTTACCTCTACCTTGAGGGTGAGAGTGAGAAGCAAGTTGTGCTGTTGATATTGATGCATTAGCTGTTGAACCACCAACGTTTCCTGAAGCTGTAACTGCTACAGTATTAGCTCCACCAGTTGATGCTAAAGCTTTATTATTAGATTTTCCAACTGGTACATTATCTTGTAAATCAGGAACATTGAAAGTTGTTGAACCGTCTCCAGTTCCATAAGTTGTACTTACGATTGCAAATAATGCAGAGTAAGTTGTTCTTGAAACCGCTTGTCCATTACACTCTAAGAAACCTGATGGAACAGATGAGTCTGACCACGGCACAATAGTTGCTGTAGGTATACCCTCGATACCTGTAAGGTTTGCTCCATCAAAATCATATCTAGTTGCTTCGTAATTTGCCATATTCTATTT